TTTAATAGACACCATTTGCGCCGAAGTAGAGACCGCCATTTATGCTGATAAAACGCTAAATGGAAAGCTAGTTGAGGTGATGCTAGAGGACACTGACATTGAATACAGCAACGAATCGGACAAACCCATAGCGGTAGCAACCTTGACGTTTAATGGTGTTTACAGAGTAAATCCAGCCGCCCCATCAACACTGGCTAACTAGAGGAATTTTATAATGCTGATGTACAAGGATAAAGCTAGCGTGGATGTTCACGCCTCGCAGATTCAAACCATGAAAAATCGCGGTTGGAGTGATAAAGCCCCAGCCTCATCTAAAACCAAAAACGTAACGAAAAAGGAGGCCGTCAATGGCTAACCATGCAGCAACAGCGGGCCTTGTAAAGATCGGTAGTGACACGATCGGCGAATTAAGGTCTTACTCTTTATCGCAGAGTGTAGGAACAATTGAAGATACCACTTTAGGTGATACTTCAAAAACGTATAAAGCAGGGCAAGCTACTTTCTCAGGTTCATGTGAGATGTTTTGGGATGAGGCTGATGCAGGGCAAGCAGCAATCACTATTGGTGCTGTTGTCGTGTTAAATCTTTACCCAGAGGGCAGCGCAAGTTCTGCAACCTATGCCACTGGCTCTGCCATTGTCACAGAGATTGGCGTAAGCGGAGCTATTGAGGGAATGATTGAGACTAGCTTTAGCTTTACAGGAACAGGCGCTTTAACTTGGGGCACTGTTTAAAGTTTTCACTGGCTAGGTTAAAGCCGAAAAAGTCCCTCCCCGTGGCTCTGCCAGTGAATTTTTAACGGGGATTAATTAACGGGGAATTTATTATGAGTTTAATGTTAGAAGCAGCAAAAGTTCAATTCCGTGATCGGATGAGCGGAAAACTTCAAAGTTCAGAAATACCAGAGTGGGTAGTTGATGGAAAACCGTCGATTATTTACTACAAACCCGCCATGAATTTTAAAGATCAAGGCGAGGTTTTAAAATTGCACGCTGAAAATAAACAGGCCGAAGCTGTGGCAATGACGTTTATTTTACGAGCGCTAGATGAAGATGGAAAGATGATTTTTAAGCGGGCCAATATGACTGAGCTAATGCGTTCAGTTGATCCCGAAGTTATTAGTCGAGTTGTTTCAGAAATGGGGGGGGATGAGCCAGATTTTGATGAAGCAACAAAAAACTAAAAAAAGATCATGATCTACGCTTTGCAATAATTCTTGCAGAACATCTCCATAAAACATTGGAGGAGATTATGGTCTTATCAACAGATGAAATTTTGCTCTGGGCAGCTTACTTGGAATTAAAAAATGGCAAATAAAGACGTTAAAATACAGATAAAGGCTGTAAATAAAACCAAGAAAGCGTTCATGGCTGTAACGGCTGGCCTCAAATCAATTTCGCGTGCTGCTTTCTCAATGAAAAGCGCTATCGGTCTAGCGGCTGGCGCGGTGGGCCTTGGCTATCTAGTTAAAAAATCAATGGATGCTACTGATAGCATGGCTAAGGTTAGTCGATCTATTGGTATTTCTGTTACTGAATTGCAAAGGCTAAGGCATGCGGCAAGTATTGGTGGCCTAGAGGCTAAGTCGCTAGATAAAGCCATGCAAAAATTAGCAATCAATATCTCAGATGTTGCTAGCGGAACAGGCATTGCTAAAGAGGCTTTTGATCGTTATGGAATATCCTCGAAAAATATTGATGGATCAACTCGGAGTGTAACTGATGTTCTAGGCCAAGCCGCCACTGCTCTTGAAACAATGACCAACGAAACAGACAGAGCAAGCTTTGTGTACGACCTGTTTGGTGCGCGTGGCGCTAAAGTTATCAACATGCTTAAAGACGGCAAAGATGCAATGGAGGCCATGAAAAAGGAGGCTGACGAGCTTGGCTTGGTGATGAGCTTGGAGCTTATTGAGGGCGTTGAAAATGCAAACGATTCAATCGCTCGGCTTTCTGATTATTTAGGCAATGTTTTTCACCGAGTGGTTGCTTCAATCGCGCCAATTATTGAGTCTGCATCAGAAGCGGTACGCTCTTTTGTTGAGATGAAAATAAACAAGCAAGGGGGCATTACACAGTTTTCAAAAAATATAGCCATAACTATTCTTGAGGCAGCTAAATCAATAATTGAAGCCTCAACTTCAATGCTAAATAGTTTAACTAGCATAGCCACAGGAGCGGGTAGAGCAATCTCAAAAGTTTTACAAATTCTACCTTCTAGCATGGGTGGATTAAAAACATTAAAAGCTATACGCATAGAGCTTTTAGAGATTGCCCAAGATAGAGAAAAAGCTATAGAACGCAGCCTTTCTATTTACAGATCAGAGCAGGAAGCTGCAAAACACACTTTAGACACATTGGAATCTCAAGAAAGGGCTTTAAAAAAGTTAATTGCATCTGGAGATTATTTACAAGACATAGAGCCATTTAAATCTTTTGGAACTAGCGGAGCAGTTCGAGAAATTGACAAGCTTTTAATGAAAATGAAAGAAGTCAATATAGCTTCTGATGAGGTTGTTGGAGCAAGCACAAGTTCAGAAATGACTAATGCTTTTCATCTGGAATATGATTTGGCATTTGCACATCAAAGAAAAATGGGTGAATTGCGCCAAGATTATTTAGGTCGAGAAAAAGCAGATAGAAGCGCGGCGTATGGTGTGGCTTTTGAGCAACAAAGAATGTCATCACGCAGGTTAGAAAACTTCCGTAGAAAAGATGCAGACGATCTCAAAGAAGAAAGCAGGGGGGCGCTAGCTTCATTGAGCAGCCACTACAAAGCCGCCTTTGCCATTAACAAAGCATTTGCCGTTAAGGATGCTCTAGTTAACACCTACAATGGTGTAGCTAAGGCAATGAATAACCCCTTTCCTCTTAACTTAGGGTTTGCCGCTGTCGCTTTAGCTAATGGCATGGCTCAAGTCGCTGCTATTAGATCAACTCAATTTCGCGCTAATGGCGGCCCTATGTCGGCGGGTTCGCCTTACATTGTTGGTGAGCGTGGCCCAGAGTTAATAGTGCCAAACCAAGCAGCAAATGTGGTTCCTAATGACCAGCTTGGCGGGGGCAATTACACTATCAATATCTCTGCAAATGATACCGAGGGCTTCGATGAATTGCTCACCAAGAGGCGCGGAACACTGATGAGCCTAATCAATCAATCTCTCAATGAAAACGGGAGGCCAGCCCTAGCATGAGTTATCCAACCAGCCCAGCCTTTAACGGCATCAATCTACAATCTGACAGCCCTAGCCTAATGAGCAGTGCAGTCAATGGGCGTATGCAAAGCAGAAAGATTGGCGGTCAAAAGTGGGCCTTTACTGCGTCTTATGCGCCTATGACACGCGCAGAATTTAACCCTGTATTTGCCTTTGTTGTATCCCAACAAGGCAGCAATGGAATCTTTACGATTGTACCCACAGAAATAAGCAGCACAAGCGGCACAGCAAGCGGCACAGTGAGCACTTCGGCAACGGCTAAAGGGTTAGCCTCGGTTACAGTATCAGGCCTTACAGGGGTTTTAAAAGCGGGTGACGTTATTAAGTTCTCAGGCCATGACAAGGTTTATATGCTTACGGCTGACAGAAGTGGCAATGGTGCAATGACATTTACGCCTCCATTAATTGAGGCAGTAGGAACCGAGACAGTTACTTATGACAGTGTGCCATTTACTGTGAGATTAGCCAACGATGTGCAGAGTTATAAATTAGGTGCTGGAATGTTCTTTACATATGAAGTTGATTTGGTCGAGGCGCTTTCATGAGTAGGGGCATTGATCCTGATGTGATTACTGAGCTTGCAAAAGATGCGTTCAATATGGCCCATCTTGTGAGCATTGATTTCTCGACTACTTTGTACCTAACTGACTTTGCTTATGACATTTTTTATAGCGGCAATAACTACAACTCAAGCGCACATTTACTTTCAATGACTGATGTTAACGAAACGCCCGATGTTCAAGTGGGGACGTTTACTATCAATCTGTCAGGTGTTGAGCAATCTTTTATATCTATTCTATTGGGTGAGAATTACATCGACAAAGAAGTGATTATAAGCAGGGCAATCTTAAACAGTTCGGGCGCAATCATTGGAACACCCATTGCTTTATATAACGGGCGCATTGATGGGTTTTCAATTAAAGACGATAACAAAACCAGCCAGATTAATTTATCAACGGCCTCGCACTGGTCAGACTTTGAAAAAGAGTCAGGGCGTAGAACCAACCACAACTCGCAGCAAATATACTTTGCAGGGGACAAGGGTTTTGAGTTTGCATCTAGTGCCGTGAAAGATATTGCTTGGGGTCGAAACTAATGGGCTTTTGGATTAGCTTACTTGCCTCAGTTGTTGCCAGTTGGTTGACTGCAAAATCAATGAAAAATGCGGTCAGAGATAGTATTGGTGATGATCGCGGAACCAAGGTCAACAAGCAAAGTAATATTGCTGAAATTCCAGTAGTTTATGGGGAAAGAAAATTAGCTGGCACTAGAGTATTTGTTGCCACAAGCGGAGCCGATAACAAGTATTTATACATCATTCTTGCGCTTTGTGAAGGTGAGGTTAATTCTATTGGTGATATTTATATTGACGATGTGCTTAGTAGTGACTCAAAGTTCTCAGGGCTAGTAAGCATCACCAAGTATTTAGGAACTGACACTCAAGCGGCTGACACAACATTTGTTAACGCTGGGATAGGATGGACGGGCAACCATAGGCTAAAAGGTGTGGCTTATTTAGCGGTGCGATTAAAGTGGGATAATGACGCTTTTTCATCCATGCCTAACATTCAAGCAGTGGTTCAAGGCCGTAAGATTTACAACGGCTCAACTACTGCCTACAGCACTAACCCAGCATGGTGTCTTAGGGATTACCTAACCAATGCGCGATACGGCAAAGGGCTTCCCACTTCATTTATAAATGATACCGAGTTCACAGCAGCCGCCACCAAATGTGATGCAATGGTGACTCCATATTCGGGCGGCTCACAACAAAAGATTTTAGAATGTAACACCATATTAAAAACTGATCGATCAGTATTGGAAAATGTAAAGATTTTATTGTCTGGCTTTCGTGGCTTAATGCCTTATGCCAATGGCAAATACGGGGTTATTGTTGAGGATCAAGGCTCAAGCAGTTTCAGCTTTACCGAGTCTCATATAATTGGTGGTTTAGCCATTCAAGGTGGCACTAAAAAAAACCGCTTCAATAGAGTGATAGCCTCGTTTGTTAACCCAACCGCCAACTGGCAAAGTGATCAGATTGAGTACCCGCCAACTGGAAGCGCAGAAGAGGCCGAATATTTAGCCGCAGATGGGGTGGAATTAGAGCAGCGCATCACGCTAGAAACTGTGACCAATGTTTACATGGCTCAAGACATTGCTGAGATTGCATTAAAGAGAAGCCGCAATGGTCTAGCGTGTAAGTTTACAGCAACCAGTGAGGCTCTAAATTGCTCAGTAGGCGACATTGTAGACGTTAGCCACTCAACCCCAGCTTGGACA